GGCCCAGCCCCTGCAGAACCCGAAACCCTCCGGCCAGGGCTTGGAACGTATCGACGATATCCTGGGTGTTCGTCTGCACTTGCTCGATCGCCGCGGTGTTCCGCTTGGTAGCCTGCGTGCACTCGGATAGATCGCCCTTCATTTCCACAACCTGTGCGTGCAGGCTCTTGATGAAAGCTTCGGAGAGGTACACGTCAGCGGCCCGTTCTTCAGTTGCTTTCGAAACCATCGCTATCCCAGATCCACTAGAGCGCGCTCAATGGCGGACAGCCCCGCTCGATACGCGGGGTCGGACAGGTCGCGCAGCGAGTACAGCAGGTAGCCGATGTTCCCGTTGTAGTAGTTCGTCGAAGTGCCAGTACCGCCGAAGTAGAGTCGGGAGCCCAGGTTGGAGGCGGTGCGGCCCGCGTTCGCGTATGTCTGGGCACCGTCGCGCCGGATGGACACGCCCCGCTCTGTGGAGAACGTGACCGTAGCAACAAGGTCGCTATTGATGAGACTGCCTGCGTTATCCGCAACGTTCCCGGAGCCACCAGCGGCAGTCAGGATCCCCGACGCTCCGATCGAAACAGCGCCGGTCCCCGATATCGAGGCCCGTTCGGTGCCGACCAGGATGGAACTTGCAACGGGATGCACCCGCGCGACTACCGTAAACGCAGACGGGTTGACAGCCGCGGCCACGCCGGCAGCAAGATTGAGAGTCCCCGGGAGCACAATCCGCCCTTCCGCGACCGACACCACGCCCGCCCCACTTGCGACCGCCCAGTTCATGCCTTGAGGCTGGCGGCGATCCATAATGCTGGAGCCATCGGGAGCCAGCGTCGTAGCCAACGGCGAAATCCAGAAATCGATCAGAGGCCTACCGTCATCGTCAGCCAGATTGGCGAGGAAATAGTCAATCTCTGATACAGCAGGAATCGCGACCGCACCATATCGAGCAGCGATGGTGGGCTGTACTTTTTCGACACGTCGAAACGTATGCATCAGAAGCTCTCCAAGAAATGCACACCCCAGTTCCAGAGAATGTGCGCTGGATCAAATATCGACGGTGTGTCGCAGCTATCACGCAGCGCACCCATGGGACCATCGCCCGGCTGCCGCGGACTGGACTGGTAGCCACGCATCGCATACTGCAGTGAGCGGTTCGCACCCAGCGGCGCGGCGGTCTCGAAGTGGATGTGGTCAGGGCCCACTTGCTCAATCGATGAGATCGCTTGGCTGGCACCGTCGGCGCGAATCACGAAGCCGTAGTCGCCATGGTGCGGTGCCGTCAGATCGATCACGAGGGGAGGCTCCGGAACGTGGAACCACACGTCCAGGCCGGTGCCGCCATCCCACTTAATGAACTTCGGCATCACCGGGCGCCAAATGCGGCCGGCGCGCAGGGCGCGCAGCACACGCAGGTGGTACTCCCCATTTATGACGTGCCCCAGCCCGGTGTAGTGCAGCAGGTCAGTCCAGTACGGCAGGTGATAGCCCGCTGTGGCGAGATGCATGCGCGGGTTGTCTCTGGCCGCTCGATAGATGCCCAGCACACCCTCGACGCTGCCAAAAAAGCTGGACGGCTGCGAGAGAATGATGGGCGGGTCGAACGTCTGCCCGGTGGCTGCCTTAATATCAGCAGTGAGCTGCTCGGCGTATACGCTGATCAGATCCTGATCAAAGCCTACGGTTGCCGTATCGGCTTCGCCCTCGGCCGAGTGCATAGCCTCGACAACATAGGACTTACCGGCGTCCTGCGCTATGGCCACACTACGGCCCAAGGCCTCCAGCATATTGGCGTAGGGAATGGTGCCAGGGCTACGCGCCGCCAGCGAGACACCGCCCTGGGCCGTCGTCCAGTAAAGCCGTTCGAACTCTTGACCCTTGAATTCCTCAAGCTGCGCTTGCGCCCACCCGATGCCCTCTAACAGCGTAGTACTGTTGCTTGCGCTCAACTGCGTCGAGCGCAAAGGGACAAAGGACTGAAAGTTCGCAGGATTGATCGGGTCGTAGCTGCCGTCAGCACCCGTACCCACGGCGACATTCATGCCCGGGCCGCCAGGCATGAAAGCCTGGTGCACGTACTTTGCCGTGGCAGTGAGCGGGAATGGCACCGGGTCGCCCGCTCCGCGAGCATTGCTTTGCCCTACAGCAATGTGACCCCGAGAAACGCGACTACCACTGCCATTCTCCAAAGTGGTGACACGGCTCTCTAGGGCTTCCGTCACATCTCCACCGCCGGCAGTATCGCCCTGCGGATCGACATCAACAGCACGCGCACTTTCCCCCCAAACGGACAAGGGAAAACGTCCATAGCCTGCCTTCAGGGAAATCTTGTTCGAGTTACTTCGAACCCCTTCCTCCACCTCCAGAACCGAGGCGGTTGTTGCTGGCTGAATTTCAGAACGGATCCAGGCGGTTCCGTTCCAAACGTAATCGCCATTATTGGCCGGCGTCGGATCAATCGTCACCCTCCCGGTCGTGGGAACTGGCTGGCCGACATCGGCTTCCATAGCCGCTTTGGTGAGATAGGTACGCAGATTCGCAGCCGCTGACGCGGCGTCCAGAGCTTCCACGCGAATTGTCGCTAGATTCTTTACATCATTCCAGACTCGATTGATATTGGGTTGACCGGCCGGACCAGTAGAGAATTTCGCCAAAGTGCCAGCGTCAACGCTGGCGTTCGTCAATTCTTGTGGAGTGATATAGGCCATGTGCGACTCTCAATAAAAAACCCCGCACTTGGCGGGGCTGTGGTTTAAGGCTGTTTTAGGGGTGGAAGTCCAGATCGTTCTGGTAGTACCTGTCGTCGTAGTTGATCGCTGTCAGCGGAATCGTGCCGTCGTCGTTGGGAACGCCCTTCTCCGTCACAAGGAAGGGCTGGGCCTGGCGTGGGCTAGATCCTTTCCCAAGGATGTATCCGGTAGGGTTGTATCCGTCTCCCCGTAAAATGATCGGGGTGCGGGGCTCGGTTGACAGAAGTGCAAGGCGAGCCCCTCCTCCAGACTGCACGGGCATTGATTCAACCTGGCCATCGCTGTTCTGCAGAAAAATCCGAAACGGGCCGCCTACCGTCCAGTCAAATGGCTGGGACAAGGTCACCAGCAATGGGTTGTCTGGATCGGTGGCAACAATCTCACCATCCTGACTGCCTGCCCTCGTGTTGTCTGCACAAAGGATTCTCTCGCTCACCGTCAGAAGATTGGCTTCCGGTAGGGCATCAAACTCTGTCACAACATCTTGGAACTGAAGCCTGTTCCATTCTCGATAGGCGTGAATCTTTGCCTGTGCCTCAATGCGAACACCGACAGACTCAATGCGTTTCGCATTGACCGCAGAGCGATCCTCCGGCAGGTAGATTGTCTCGGCGGCATCGTTCGCTGGGTTGATCCACTGGTACTCGATGCCATCGTTCTCCGCCGCACTTCCCTCTGTGCGTTGCTCAGAGCCAGGCAGCTTGTTGCGGTGGTTGAATAGGATGGCGGAGTCGTCTGTCTGCCTCTCGAAGAAGAGCCTAATAACGCTTCCCCTGCGGTAGGCCCTGCAAAAGACGGCCTCGGCGATCATCGAGATAGTTTCTTCGAAAGACAGGTTGTCGCTATCAATCGTGTAGTTGAACTGGGCGATGTCGATGCCGAAGTAATCGACGATGTCCTGACGTGTCTGGTAGAAGTTATCAAAGTCAATCTCAGCGGCCGGCCTGTTCCCAATCTGCGGATCCAAGCAAATGGCGGACAAGATATCAGCCACGTTCTGAGTAGGGTAGCGCTCTGTAGTAAAGGTGGAGCCGGATATGCGTTGCGGCAACTTCCTCGTAACCAACAGATTGAGCTTGCGCTCCTTTATGGCCAGTGCCCCGTCGGTGGCGAACGTGACTGACTGAACGGTCGTAACATCACCAAAGTGCAACTGGTCCACGGAGCTACAGGCATATAGATCGCGCCACTTGATTTCGTCTACAACCGAACCCTCAAATTCGGTATCGGAATCGGTAAGCCTGCGGGCTCGGAAACGCCAGCGCGTACTTGATGTCCCACCCAGAACCATATCCAAGGTGTCTGCCCGAGTCGAACGGGTAACCGCCGAACCAACTATGGTGCGATCGAAAGAGCTAATCGCCCCTACTGGGTTTCCTGATCCATCGACCCGCTGAGCTTCAATCCGGTAACTTACGTCGCGCCTATACTGTTGACGCCCGTTGTCCTTGTACAGACCATTCAGCGCCACAACATTGGAAATTATCCTCGTGATGGGACGCACCGCCTCGACGGTGAACCACCCTACCCAACGCTCCCCAACCGTCGTGATGGTCGGGTTCATGACGGTCGACTGCCCGCCGTAGTCGTCCTGCATCGTCGTCCAACCGGGATTAACCGCGGAGGGGTTGTTTAGGGTTAACAAGCCCGACGTCACCGTCGTAATGACGTATTGCCCAGACAGGTCAAACTGGACCACATCAGATGGCCTCGTCAACGTGGGAGAGCCGGTAACTTCAGTCGGAGCGTTTCGGAAAGCCCCCCACGCGGCCGAGTTCTGCGTCACGTCGAGCCGAATTCGCGTAACACCATCTACCGGCAAATAAGTAACGCTGAGGACACCGTACACGCCAGTCACATTGCTCGATGCGGTGTAAGGAAGATCCGATCCCCCTCCCGTAGAATCTGTCCAAGTGACAAAGCCATTGGAAAGAGTCACGATGTGGCTTGGAGACCACGAAGCCGAATGGTCGCCGGCGAAATCCAATTCCCCCCATTCTGGCGTAGGAGAAGCTTGCGAACGAAAAACTGCGCCGGCCGGCGGCGTATAAGAGTACGTTCCCTGCGTCTGGGCCGCGTTCTGGATCTGAATCACGTCACCCGGAATAAAGACATCGCCGAAATCAACGTTTGAATCCTGGGAGACAACTTCATTCGGCGATCGGAATATCATTCCTCGGCGGATGACGCTACCAACGTCCTGGGGTTGCAGCACCTGACCGTTTACGCTGTTCACTCGCTTCGCGGTGATGACCGGCAAGTTGATCGCGTTACCGATCCTCAACTGCGGCGTGTCACCGCTATTGGGAGATGTGAAAGGCGCATAGACTTCGACCGATGCCCCAGCAATCTCTGAAATTATCGTCGTGTCGTCACGCGCATCATGGATCTCATAAGATCCACGACCGATGCACATGTAGGCAACTTCCTTCTCGACGTGGTTCTCGAAGACCTTGTAAGGGGGGGCCAATAGATCCGGTGTCGACCGAACCTGGCCATAGATGTCGGGCACACGGCCATTAACTCTAGCCTTGTTGGTACGCTCAGACAGTCCATTGTTCGGTGATTCCTGCTGAACATTTCTAGCGGTCGCGTTCGGAGGATCCTGCGCGAAGATGGACGAGATAATCATCGATGCCGTCGACGACGCGACAGCCACTGCCAATGCCGTCCAGAAGCCAAACTCTCCGGGACTTATCTCTACAACGAACGGGCCGGGAAGCGACCGAAGGGCACGGATCTCCTCGGTAGATTTTGGGGTCACTGATTGACCCGTTGCCATATCAGTAATACGGCTTCCCGCGGGGAACCTCGGACCCACTTCGGACACTAGGAACGACAGCAGATCATTCACATAAAAGGTCTGCTTTTTACTGTCCGGCGCACGAATGAGGTGAACAACGATCACTGGTAGAACCTCATGTTTTTATACATAGAACTGAACGCATCAACAGGTAGAAACTGGCAGCCAGCTTCATTGATATGAAGCAGACGCCGCCTATAACAGACACCCATATGCGTCTTTCCGTCTAACGTATCCATCAACGCAATCGACGGCGCAACGGTGGCCTCGATACACTTCCTGAATTCGCGAAAAATCTGCGCCAGGCTTTGACCCTCGATCGCATCTTCTCTAACCTTCTTGAGGCGGTCGTCACCGGTTAAAAATTCCCAGCAGTCGGCTGAATAATGCAGACAGTTATAGGTACTTCGGTCGAACTCTCTGGAAAGAAGCTCATCAATGCTCACAAGAACCCCTGCAGCATTGGGAAGACGTCTGAGCGATACAAGATCCCAGTCTTGTTGGCATTTGCTTCCGGCGCCATCGCATTGAACTTGGCCCCGTCCTCACTGCGAGCTATCTGACGCGCTTCTAGCGTCACTGGTCCGAACATCGGCGCCTCAACGTTGTCAGTTCTATATGCGCGGTACTTCACGACGGGAGGATTTGTGCGCAACGTCCCTGCGACTCTAGCTCGCTGGATCTCTTCTGGAAGGATCTCGCCAAGATCTCCAAGCATCACTGTCAGGCCGAAATCAAGATTGGCACGCTCTTCGAGCGGCTTGAGACTCATCGGCACGTACTGAAAAAAGACCTGCTCACCAGTCTCAAGGCGAGCGTAGAACCCTTCCCGATAGTGCGATTGCAACCGCCATACTTGCGAAAAGCTCGGCTGGCTAATCTCCAATGTCTGCAACTCGGCAGCGCTTTGCGGCGCCCCGAAGAAGAAATCAACATAATCTTCAGGTTGATCAGGCATGCGGCAAATCCTCGTTCACAAGCTTGGCAAGTAGGTTAAGGATCTCCTGCGCCGCTGGAATACTCCCGTAGATTGCCAGCATCATCACCAGCGACGCCCAGTAATCCAGGCCGGCCTCGTCGAACTCTAGTTTTGAGAAAACCTCGAGCGAGGCAGACACGGTAAAAACGGCTCCAGACTTTGACGCTAGTCGTACACTTTTCGGGACAAATGCGGCCTCATACTCCACCAGCTCATGCGACTGAAGCGGAAGATCGATAAGGAAAGGAATGGATCCGCTGCGCTTCTGGTTGCGCACAAATCCCATGAACGCGGAGTACTCCTCTCCCTTCAGAACCCATGTCGCGGTGACGATGTCAGAGTTCCCCGACACACCCGCCCGATAGCGGCCCGAGCCACCATCAAGCGCCACGCGCAAGGTGCCGTCGCCGAACTCGCCGGAGTACCCTGCCTGGGCAGGACAGAACGGCATCTTTTGAAAGTCGGCCATAATCACCTGCGCCGTTCTGCTGTCGTGCTTCGAGAAAGCTGGCGCGAGGAGCGGCTGCTCGGGTTTGCGATCTCACGCTGCATGACCGACGGCGTATCAGTCGCCACCACCTGGCGCGCAATCATGTACATCTCGTTTTGGCGCGCCTCTACCACCTCGATGTCCACGCCCCTGGTTTCAATAGTCAGATTCATTCCTCCAGTCCCGAGGCCAAGAGGACTGTCATCAGATCCGACATATCCGCCTTCTGAGTATCCGTTCAGACGATCGAGAAACCCTCTTCCAAGGCGCTTGGTAGCGTCCGCATTAATCACGTACTCCCCGCGGTGGACAAATCCAGCCAAATCGAACTTTCCACCGTGTCCGGTATATCCGCCCTCAGCCAAGAACATCAGCCCATCGCCCGCCGCACCCACATCTGCTGCCGTAGCTGAGCCGATGCCACCACCAAATCCAGCCGAGATCCCTTTGAATAAAGATCCAACGATTCCGCCAAACCCGCCCCCTGAATCAAAATCCCCGAACAGCTTCTTGGCGATCTGTGCCGCCAATGCATCGGCCGCCATCTTCTGAAGCATCTGCAGAAAGGCGTTGCCAATGTTCTTGAAGTTTCCTTGCATGATCTGATACAGACCATCGCCGAGAGAATTCTGAATGCCTCGAGCCGCCTCCTTTGCGAACTCCCCCATCTCCCCCGTATCGTCTTCGAAGCTCTTATTCAGCCGGTCGGTGGCATCGGCAAATTGATCTGCATTTATCCAACCTTGCTCAAGAGCGTTCGATAGCTGAGTAAGCTGTAGGATGTACTGGTCTGTCTTAGCCTTTTCCGGATAAAGACTATCCATCAGCTTCGCAAGCTCCGATGCCTGCTTCTGCGATTCCTCGTACGCCTTGTTCTGCTCTTTGATGAAATCTAGCGTCTGAGCTGAAGCTAATGCCTCTTCCTGCTGAGCGTGGCTCTTGAAACTTACAGAACCCAGCCGAATCTTCTCCAGGAGCTTTTCGTACTCGGTTAGCTCTCCAGTCAGCGCGATCTGCTGGTTTAGTTGATCGATCAGCCTTTGGCCTTGGTCTACGCTATTCCGCGGCCCCTTAGGCCCTGCTGGCGGAAGTGAGTCAGTAGTACGGATCGGATTCAGGGTTTCTGTCGGGCCACCCGTCTCTCCCACCCCTGTTAGACCATCTAGAAGAGCCTTGTCTTGGCTTCTCAATCTACCTTGAGCGAAAACGAGTCGTGCCTCTCCTGCCTTAATAGCAGACTCAATTACATTGATACGTTGCTGATAGTTCTCGTTTTGCTCGAAGCCGAACATATTCGTCGACTTGCCGGAAGGATTGGCAGCCTGCGCTGCGCGCAGCTTCTCAACGGCTTCCCGGTTCTCATTCAGCCGCTTTGTAATTGTCTCGACTTCCTTGGCAGCATCCGAGTCACCAAAAATGGTGTCAGCGACCTTGACGTTGATTGCCTCCAACCAACTATCCGCCGCTCGCGCAGCCTTGGTAAATTCGTTGATAACAGTAACCAGACCAGTCGCAACCTCAGCCAGGAATTGCGTGAAGGTGGCGAATGTCTCCTTGGTCTCGGAGGACCCCAGAAGGTCCGTGAAATCGTTGACTGCTTGGGTAAGCCCATTGACGCTACCATCGTCGCCCGTCATCAAATCGTCGATCTGGTTCTGAAGCGCCTGTAGCGCACCGCCAAGCGTGTCCCTGGCAGCCTGAGCGGCACCACCGTATGAAGACTCCAAAGCCGCCAGAATGATCCCCTGCGCCTCGGCCGTCTTGCCGGCCTTCTCCAGTTGTTCAACCAGCTTCTTCTGATCCTCGGTGAAGCGGAACCCCTGCTTGGAAAGCGCAGTCAGACCCTGACTCGGAACATCCAGCGCCTTGCCGATAGTCTCGGCCGATTGTTCGACCGACATCCCGAGGCGGGCGGACATATCAATGACCGCCTGTAGAGCCCGGGGGAACTCTTCACCAACCACCCCTGTGTAGGAAAGCAGGCGAGTCTGAGCCTGATTGATATCCCCTTCGCTGAACACGCTGGCATTGGAAAGACCCGTAGCCATCTTGTTCAGTTGGTCAAGCGAATATCCAGCCGCCTGGCCCGTAGACCTCAGAACCGCTGCAAGCTGCGCCTGCTCGTTCTGAGCGTTCTTCGTCTCTTGGATGAATTTACTGAAGACCGAACCGACGCCAATGCCGAACACGGCGCCAGACAACAGCCCTGCAAAAGCCTTATTGATGCCGTCCGCCGCGGATTGAGCCTGGCGCTCAATCTCCTTGAAGTTCTTCTGGGCCGCCCGAGATGCGCGCTGCGCATCTGTCTCGAACGATCCTGTCTTCATCAGGAGGTCGACGACAATACTTCCTGCCGTAGCCATTACCTGTCTCCTGGGCCGAAGCCGAAAGTCTTCATCGTTCTAAGGTCCGCATCAGTGGAGTCCTCCACGAGCGGGCGGCGTAGCCAATCGAGCTTTTCATCGAACTTCCCGCCCGCCATGGACCCAGAAATCAACGCCGCTGGCCGGTAGTAGATGTGTGTCGGATCAAAGGGGAAGCGCTCATAGAAATCGCGCCACCGTTCGAACTCCACTTGTTTCATGGCGTGCTGCAGCTCTTCGACAGTGCGTCCGCCTAGGCTGAGAGCCAGCGTGAACCACATCCACTCATCACTACCGGCCTCTATGCGTTTTTTTCGCCTTCGCCCTCTTTCTTGACGCCGTTCACCTCCATCACCTTGGCGAAGATCGCCTGCATGACTTCAGGCTTGAGTTCGCAGGCACGTTCGAAAGTGATCGCCGCCGAGCCGTCCGCCTCGCAGAGACTGGCTGCAATCAAGATCGCCATGCCAACGGCCTTTTCCTTGAGATCCTTGGACCGAATCGCTAGGGCATACTGAGTGAAGGCCGCACCGGAATATTCCTTGAAGTAAAGCCTGTGCTTCTTCCCATCGGACAGCTCCACATCTCGGGGTTGCACCCCGCCAGATATAAAGAAGGATGAATCGAGCATGCTTATGCCTTCCAGGTCGGAATAACGCGGCCCGAACGCTGCAGCGTCAGGGTGCCCTTCACGACGTCGTTCGAAGCGATGTCGATGTTCACGTCTGCGATATAGGCGTAGAACATGAAGGATGTGCGGTCGACAGGCGGCTGGATGCTATCTGCCGAGTTGAGCGTCGGCGCAGCAGTGCCGTCAGACAGGCAGGCGATCCATTCCAGCGTCTCGCCTTCGTCCTTCAGAGCGAAAAGTTCCTGATGGCTGACAGCCATAGGCTTCAAGATGAACGGCACCGAGACCTGGCCGGGGTTGCCAAGTCCGCGGACAAAGCTGCGGTCCACGGTCTCGCTCAGGCAGGTGTCGTCGATCTGATCGGCAGGGCCGCCTAGGCCGCTGATGCCGGTCGGGCATTCCATCAAGACGAGGGTAGCGCCGCCAGAGTCCACCATACGCAGGTAGAGGGCGGTGCCTTGGCTTTTTACGCTTCCATTGCTCATTGCTGGCTCCAAAACAAAAAGCCCGCTCAGGGCGGGCTATGTGAAAGTAGGTAGGATTAACGACTGGTGTTGATGAAGTCGGCCTGGAGGCCGATCCGGTACAGCTTGGTATCAGGGTCGCGCTGATTGATGATCAACCGGTTCGCGAATCCCGCGGCATCCACCGCGTCACGAACGGCGGTCGCCAGCGCGTCAACCTGTGCGTCATCCATCGACCAGCAGTCAATCTGCACGCTGTCAAAGTCACCGCAAGGAAGACCGCTTATCTGGTCGTAAGGTTGGCCGCTGACCTCAAACCATGTGACGTAGGGCCTGTCCGTAGCCTGCGGGGCGGCACCATGTCGGAAGATCCTCACTGTGTCGCCGCCAACTATCGCAAGGACTGCAGGCGTCTTCAGAACGGGGAATACCTTGGGCAGCATGGTTTACCTCAACCCCTTCTTGGCCAGATCAGATACCGTCTTGTCGATACGCTTCTTCAGGTCTTCGGTGATGACGCTGATGGCGCGCTCCCCGTTCTGGATCACAGCCGGCCGCAACCAGGGCCGCGCCGGTTGGTGTTCCGACCCGTACTCCATTAGCTGCGCCGACTTCCGCACATTGGGCACCCCGCCACCCTTCTCTGGCTTTCGGCCCGGGTAGGTCTTGCGACGCACTCGCACCAAATAACGCTCGCCCTTACCGTCTGCTGGCGCCTTACCTCGGCTGGAAATCACGTTCTCAAGCAGCAGCCCCGTGGATTCTTCCCCGTTCTGCGCGATAGCTGCACGCAGATTCTGGCGCGCCGCGTCACGAATAAGCCGGGCACCTTTCGCCAACGCAAGCTTCACCGGGCCGCCACGCTTCGAAACGACTTCGGGTGGCAAGCTCTTCAACAAATCCAGAACACCGTCGACGCCGGAGAGCTTGACCTCAACTTTCACTTGACCCTCATAAACGCATAGCTACGGATGCCTTCGCGGCCGAGTTCAGTCTCGGCGTCGTTGTGTTCCATGCAGACAAAGCCATGCGCCTTCATCCAGTCGACCAAGCCGCGGTGGCTGAAGTACCAAATATGCTCACCCGGTTTGTAGTGACGGCTGGCCGGGACGCCATCGCCCTCTTCGAAGATCGGGATGGCGATGAAAGCCCATTCGCGCACCTGCGCTAGCAGCGCGGCAGGGTCTGGAATGTGCTCCAGGCTATCCCAGCACGTGATCGCATCTACCGGGCGACTGTAAGGGTCGCAATAGGCGTCGCGTTGGCGCAGCCACTCGTTGGCCTCAGCATTTACGTCGTAGCCCTGCGCGGCCGCGTACTCCACGAATCGGCCGCCACCAATCCCGATGTCCACGACCTGGCCGGAATAGTGCCGACGAACGAGCGCCAAGCGCGCTTCGGTCAGCAGTTCCCCCATAGGCGAAGCATCGCGCTGGCGGAATTCTTCCCAATAGCTGGTCGTGTAGTCCATAGCGGGCCGGGGATGGAACCCCATCCCACGCTCAGGCCACCAAATCAGGGAGTCTTCGCAGCCAGTCGGCAAAGTCACTTGCATGGTTCTTGATTCGCTTGTCGCAGTTGTGTTGTCTCTGCCGGCAGCGGCAAAGGTTGTCCGGGACCGCGAACCGAATCCGGCTCAGGTCCATGTACTTTTCGTCTGTAATCAGTTCCGGGGCGTTGAATCCGCCCTGCCCACCGCATATCACCCAAGCGGGAACTTTCATTGCTATGGCGGCCGGGAGAATCCAACCGATCCCGCCAATCACCGCCGCGGCGTGCTGCACCAGGCCCATCAACTGCCGGACGCTGAACTCCCCGGCGTGGTACACCTCGTCCGCTGGCGGCAACGTCCCAACGGCCCATTCTTTGCCAGGCTCCAGGTCCGCCACCGACACCACCCGGTAGCCCGCCGCTCGGGCCATCTCAGCCGCCTCAGCGATGTACATGGTCAGCGGGTTACGGGCCTCCGCTACCCACTCAGCCCGCACAGTTGCCGGGCGCACCACCATGTACCGGCCGGGCACCGGAGACGGGCCAAAGTCCGGCAAGTCAAACTCGCCGGGGGCTACACCGAAGCACCGCCGCATGCCCGTCACGATTCCAGCCGTGCCGTACTGAACCGCCACCACAGACTCTCTCGGTGCAGCCACCCATCGCCCCGGATCCTGCAGGGCCATGTTCTTGGATTGCGTCCGCAGCGGCGTTTCGGCCTTAACAAACTTGACGCCTCGCAAGTCCTCGTACAGCTCCGGCCAGGGTGTCTCTAGGTAAACCGGGGCTTGCAACCGCTTCACAAAGGCGCGCTGGTAGATGTTGTCGCCCAGCCCCTTCATCCCCCGAACTATCAAACTGCCTCCATCGGGAAGCAGTCCAACGCCGAACCAGGCGTGCAGTTGACCACCTGGACCCCCGGGTTCGTCCGAGCCCAATCTCGGAACTGCTGCAGGTGAACAGCACGGCGATAGGGCTTCGTGTTGACCAGTCCGTTCGTGTAGTCGCCGAAGTAATGCGAGCCGTGCATGTCGAATCCGTACAGCCGGATCCGCTTCGCCCCAAGGTTCACAGCCACCTGTAGCGCCAGAACACCACTCGCCCACTGCGTATTGCCCGGTCGGCATCGTTCGACACCCGGGAACTCACTGCTGGAAAACCTATGCCCAGCGAACTTGAGCGCTTCCGGGTAGGCACGCCACCAGGCCCGGTCGTTTGCCGCCAGGAAGTCCGCCCAAGGTGCCAGTTCAAACACGTTGCTGACCACGCCGACTCGCTGACCGCGCATGGACTCCGCCAGGTCGCGGCTCATGCTAGGACCCGGCGCCAGCAACACAAACTCCAATTCAGCCCTCGTTAAGCCCGGCTCCGACCGGAAGGGTGATGTACTCCAGCCCGCTATCCTTGTCCGCAAGCACGCCGCGGATGTTGTAGACCGTTCCACGATAGATGATGCGATCAGTGGCCAGGATGTCGCGGGTGCGGATAGTGATGCGGGCCGTCACCTCAGACTGTCCCGCAGCCGACTGGACAAATTCCCTGGCCGACAGCGGTTCAACGGCAGCCCACACCTTTGCGATTTCCGCCCACGTCTCCACCACCGCCCCGGTTGTCGCGTCTTGCACGTGCGAAATGCGCTCAATCGATACTCGGTGACGCAGGCGGCCAGCTTCCAGACTCATCGAACCGTACTCTTTCGCAGACCCGACAGGAGACTGGTCGCACCCGCTCCGAGGACGTAGCCGTGGCCCCAATGGGCGGGCACAGCACCTGCATCTGACCCATCGCGAAACCGGTACTGCTGGGCCAGTTCAACCAAGATGGCGGCCTTCACCGCATACTTTGGGATCGGGTCTCCATTCGAATCCTCAGCAGGGATAGGATCACCCGCACTATCGACGTCGCCCGATGCCTCATAGGCGCGCCATGACTCCTTCAGCCATGTGAAAACAGCGTTCTCGACGGCCGGGATCCACGTTGCAAACCACGGATCGTCGTCCAGCGAGTCAACCCGAAGGTGCATGCGAGCTTCCTCGACGCTTACGAGGTTCATGCTTGGCCCTTCAGTTTGATCGGGGCTTCAGGAGTAGCGTCCTTGCCTTTCGGGCCGCGCTCACCATCCCGCCCCTTGCGAGCAGCGATCACCCAATCATCACCCGCGGATTCGGGCTTGGCCGGGGTGTCCTTCTTTGCGATCCAAAGCGATCCGTCATGGACCCAAGCCTCACCAGCCTTGGCCTTGGTGCCATCGCGCCAGTAGCCGCCTGGCCGGATGCCGCCCGCAGGATAGCGGACCTCTTTCACTCGGCCAGCGCAAGACGCTTTGATCCGCACTTCGTGCGTTTCATCCAGGTATTCCATCTCGAAGGCGTCCAGGCCTATTCCGTCCGCCCCATTCTTTCCGTCACGGCCGTCACGACCGTTCGATCCAACCACCGGGCCAAGATTCTTGACCTCGCCATTGGTCATCGTGAGGAGCAATGCGCCATCACGGTCGATCATGGCTCCGGCCATCCCAACGCCGTCCGCGCCCTTCTGGCCGTCTTCGCCTTTGGCACCGGGTTCGCCGTCCTTCCCATCAGCCCCATCCTTGCCATGCACGACCGGGATGGAGTTCACGGCGTCCGCAATCATCTGCTTGACGACCTCCATGTCGCAATCCTTACCGTCACGGCCGTCAACGCCGTCTTTCCCGGCTATGGGTTGCGGCAATTCGGCAAGCTGGGCTTTCAAACGCGCAATCTCGTCTTTAAGTGGCTGCACGGCCTTGATGATCGCGTCGCCCATGGCTTGGCCGAACAGTTCAGGGTCAAACGACATAGGTAGGCTCCAGGGCTTTCTTCATTGCGGCGATAGCCTTGTGGGTACCTGCAAAGGCGCGCAATTCTTCTAAATCAGGATCCGGATCGGGCGCGGGCGTAGCCGCGGGCTGCATGGCGGGATCCCACTCTTTACGATCAGCCAGCATGCCCAGCGGGTAATCCTGGTTTTGCCCCCACAGCGTGTCACCGCCAGCAGTGGGAGCCAGGTTGAACGGCCGGCGCCCTTCGTCAGGAGTCTTGATCATTCCGCCTACAAGCTTCGTGTTGATATCCGCCTTCTTCGCTTCGTCCATCCGCAACAGCGGCTCAGTATCCAGCTCGACGCCGAGTGGGCGGATAACCTTAAGACCATCGTCCAGGAGATCTTCCATATGTTGAATGGGAGCCTGTAACGCATCGCTGTAGTACATAAGGTTCACGCCATCGACGCCCAGACCGGACGGAATGGTGCCGATCCCGACCTTGAAAGGGGGAATTCCGAACGGCTGGCAAATCTGCTCGTCGCTGTAGCGCATCTGCTCGATCATCTGAGCGTCAATACTCTTCATGGCAAACGGCGTGAATTTCATGTCCGCGCCAATAATTGCGACCTTGCCGGACTTTCCTTCTGAGAATTCCGTATTCCAGTAGCTCTGCACCGCCTTTGCATCGTCTTCGGACATGCCAGCCGGGGCCGTCAGCAAGCCACCAGGTTGCGCGTTGTTCGCGAAAAACTCCGTCGCCGAGCGCATGATCTTCATGTTCTTTAGCGCCGGCCAGTGCGCAGCGGCGACCGGCGGCACACCGATCAGAGGGTGGTGAACCGTCATACAGCGGTCGTGAATGATCTCGCTGGCCGGAACGATCAGGTTCTCCGCCGGATACCCATCGGGCAGGCTATTCAGCTTGTCGGTCTGCAGTTGGTAGTAGACCGCGCCCGAGTCAGACACCATCGGCAAAACGCGCTCAGGATCCAGCACGAACAGTTCCGTCACCACGCCTCGACCGTCTCGGCGCTTTAGGATGTATGCATTCCCCTGGGTCAGCTTGGTGATAATCCAGTACTCGCGAAACTGGGCCGGCGTCTGAAAGCCGTTGGGCTTTCTCAGCACCGGGTCATAAGCAGGATTGGATACCTCAGTCCATACACCGTTGGCGTCGCGGCTGCGCAGAGAAAATGGCAGCTTCCCGATGTCCGAAGAGATGCGGTAGATGCACGCATACAGCGTCGGATAGGTGATCAAGTCACCCTGCTTTTCCTCGATATTGCGCTGCCACGCGCCAGTGAACGGTTCACTGATGATCCGCCAGGCATTGCGCCACGTACCGCCAACGGCTTCCATCGCCTTCTGACGCCCGAAGGTTAGCCCGAGAATCTTCACTCGGCAGCCTCTCGCAGGGCGGCGCGAACCTTATCCGCACCGGCCTTGTGATGAACCTTAACGCCTCGCTCGCGGGCGAGTGCGTGAAGGGCGTCACCATCCAGGTTATCCAGATCGACGTCCGTGTTGTCAGCGGCCGGCATTACAACGGGCATCGGACGGGCTGCCGCCATGTCTCGAGTCAGGTAGGCGCCCTTTCCCAGACGCTGCAGCAGTTCGGCATCGCGAGCAGACAGCATCCGTTCACGCCCGTTCTTGTAGGTGAAGGTCACTTTTTGCATGTCAGTCCTTTCGTCTTGCAGAAGGGGCCTCCCTTCGGAAGCCCCTTGAACCTGACGACCTATTAGGCGCAGGGGTTCCAGTTCGCGTTCGCCCAGACGACCGCTTGCGGGCGGCGCTTGGCGAAGTTGATGAAGCGTTCGACCAGGAAGGCCACGCTGTTGGTCTGGAACATCGACACCACTTGAGCCGCGGTGGGCGTGGTGCTGTTCATGGTCGGCGCGTCGTCCATCACCAGGGAAGCCTGGTCGGACATCGACACCTGCACGCCGCCTTCGTCGCCGAGGAAGATCTCGTCGCCCTTGATCAGCATCACCACCGAACCGCTCGAATCGGTCGGGATGTACTGGGACGTGAAGACCGACAGGCCCATGAACGTGCCGCCCGTGGGGGTGACGCCCGGGAAGGCAGGGGCGCCCATGGCGTTGACCGCCGACGACAGGTCGATAGCGACGGTTTCCGGCATGACCCAGAAGGCACCAGCCACGCTCAGGTTGTCGCCAACCAGCTCCTTCAGCATGGCCGCGGCGTCGCAGCGGATGCCTTCGACGCTGCCGTCACCGGTCAGCGTCAGGGGCGTCACACCGTTGCGAATGCCAGCCGGAGTCGACCCGGCCACGGCGGCCGAGGCGCTCACGAAGGTGCCGTCGATTGCGGCGTTGACCGAGCGGGCCAGTTCGTCACGGATCAGCGCGTCCGCAGCCACCGAAGCCCGATTCAGGAGTTCCTTCGTAGCTGCAGCGATTGCTGCGACCTTCAGGGGTTCCAGCTTGGTCTTCGTGTAGGTCCATTGCGTCAGGGGCTTGGCAGCACCTTCAGCGGTCCACTTGGCCGCGCCTGCCGAACCCTGGATCATCACCGGGGTATCGAACGGCAGGCGGCGCAGGCGGTCGCTGATCTGACCGACCACGGAACGAGCGCGCAGGTATTCCACGAAGTCGGCGAAGTAGCCGCCACCTTCGAGGATAAGGTTGCCCGCCCAGGTGGCATTGCCGCTGTTGGCTGCGGGCACCGCGGCCTTCGTGAACGACTTGACCAGGGCTTCGTCGTCCGGGTAGATCGACTTGGCGATTTGCGCGGGGTCCATGTGCTCGATGTGAGCCAACGCCTTCACACGGGCCACCCGGGCAAATCCGATTCCGGGTTCAAGCTTCTCGGTGTTCTTGACCTGAACGGGCATCGAACCACCGGCGGCAGGAGTGGCCGCCTTAGCGGCACCACTCACCGGAGTAGCCGTAGCGGCGTCCGTCTGGGCCAGAAGCGACAGGCGGCCGATATCGGCATCCAGGCGCTTGATTTCGCTTTGCAGCGTGTCGAACTGCTCCGATTCTCCCTCATCCATCGAACGACCTTCGTCGACCGACTTCTGGGCCACCGCACGCATGGCGGCGTCCTTCTCTTGGCGGGTCGCCTTCAGCGCCGCGACTTGTTCAGCAAACGTCTTCATGACGAATTCCTTTCAGAAATAAAAAAACCGCCTCGAGGGCGGTTGCGTATGGGGTTTGATCGGTGCGGCCTGCGTTCAACGGCAGGCGGCGGATCGGAAAGCTAGGGGCGGCTCAGCCGAACGGCCCCGTTGAGATTCGGTTGCGGCCGAGCAGCGGTGACAAGCTGGACAGGGCCTGATTTACGAAACGCGAAGTCCAACGACTTGATGACGTTGATTGCTTCGGATGAGAGTGGACGTCCATCCATCGACTTGACGGCATTGATGATCGCCGCGGCATTAGCCGGGATGGATACGCTCGAAAGCTCGTAGATTTCTACTTCCTGGAAATCGATGCCGCCGTCTTCCTTGTAGGCGTACTTCAGAGGACGAAAGCCAATGCTGACCGCCCGAACCAGCCCGTGCTGGATTTCTCCCCACGCGGTGTCAAGACGGTCCTTCAGCGATCCCGGTTCGTCGATAGTCGGGATCTCAGCCTCGAATTCGATTCCCTTAGCGGTTGGGGTGTCGAATCTGACCAAACCAATCGGCATGTCATGGCGATGCTGATGAAGCAGAGGAAGCGGGTTCTTGAACTTGGCTCCCAGCGGATTGATGATGTCGCCCACTCGGTCAACGGCGGGCGTCGTCGCCCAGCCTTTGAAGGTACGCTTGGACGAATCCAATGCCTTCACCTCAAATGCCGCGTATGCCCGTTGATTGTTCATTTCTGACTCGCTTCCATTTTGGCGAGCCTGGCTTGAGCCTTCTCGCACATCCTTGTCATGCCGCGCCGACATAGCCACGCGACCAGCTTCCTTTGACGGTTGATGCAGCCTTGGCACATGTCAGCCTGCCGTTGCCAGAATGAGTTTTCGCGTCGGCGCCTGCTCTTGGGGCATCGCCGCCACCGCCATCGCCAGCGAAACCATGCCGTCTATACGGCCTGACGATTTCGCCTTCGTAAACTTTCTGTTTCCAGCTGGATCCTGGACGACTGCAGCGTTCATCGCGCACATCGTCAGCACCGGGTGTTCGCCGTGCTTCAGCTTGGCTCCCAGCAACCGGGCTTCCAGTTCGCGCAGCGCCGGGCTCATGGACATAAACCCTTGCCCAAACTCGACGAACTTCGCCAGTTCTTCTTCGGTAAACCCAACCCGTGCCAGCCAGGGCTTCAGGAACCGCATCATTGCCCGGTCGAATGCCAATGCCACGACATTGCAGGTGTCGAAAACCTTGCGCAACTCGTGCGCAATAAACTCGTACTCAATCGCCCGACCCGGGGTGGTCAGCAGCAGCCCCTGATCGGCCCACACATCGTATGGAACCCGGTCATTGCGGGACTTCTCGGCTAACCCTTCCTCCGGCAGCCAGAAGCGGGGATGGACGTCCCCCTCTTCGGACACCAGCACCAAGGCCGTCAAGTCCGACACGCTAGACAAATCCAGCCCGCCGTAAACAGTCTTGCCTTCCAAACGCTCCGGCTGCGCGCCGTTCTCTTCCCAGATCGCCCGGGACACAAACGGGTTGTGTGCCTCCACCCGCTGATTCAGGATCAGGTTGCGGTAGGAGTTCTCCCGGCTTGGCATGCGCTTGGCATCTGCCGCCTGGCGCCGCACCTCGTCCTGATTCATGAAGTCGTCAAAGTGCGGATTCGCCGCCCTGATCGCTTCGTCCGAAAACGGCTCCAAATCCATCGGGGCCGTGTGCAGCACAACCTTCTGCCGCGGATCCGCGCCGGTCAGCGCATCGTCGATCAGCAGACTAAGCAAGTCCGCGTCGGTCGGCGCCTGGGTGCTGATCACTATCGACAGCGGGGAATCCTGCGCAGCGCTCGCCGTTTCCAGCGCCTCGTACAGCTCGAATCTGGGGCCGCGCACCTGGCCCAGCTCGTCATGAATCGTGAAAGCGGGGCTGAGGCCGTAGGCGGTACTGGCTTCAGCAGACAGCGCCCGATACAGGGTGCCCATCTCCGTGCAAAACAACTGCTTCGCCGTGTCCCGGATCAGCACGTACTCCGACAGGTCCGGCGACATCCGCACGACCTTTGCCGCCAGAGCGAACAAGATAGCCGCCTGCTCCCGCGACTGTGCCGCGCTGTAAAGCTGACTGTTCGGCTTCGCCTCTGGTCCGCACAAGTGCAAAAGCAGGAGAAAAGCCGACAGCGCCGTCTTGGCGTTCTTCCGAGCCATGCTCAGGATGAACAGCCGTGTCGGCGTGTCGTATATCTGCTTGATCCAGCCGCGCTGGTGCTTCGTCAGCTTTACCGGCTTCCCCACCAATTTCCCTTCAGGGATTCGGCAGTACTGCTCGATCCAAGCGATGTTGCGGTCACCCCGCGTCAGGCGTCGACCAGTTCCCAAGGTTTCCGTGCCTTCGCCTTGCCACCGCCGCGCCCCGCAGCCTCGGGATGGACGACGGCCTGCCTGGTAATGCGCAACCGCGTCGCCAAAGATGACGCCGCCCGGCCCTCCCGCTCCTGCATACCCAGCAGCTTGTCGTACCGCTTCAAGCCGTCATCATCGGCCAGCCAAGCGCGGTCAAAGTTCATGATCTCGTCGGCGATCAAACGGGCCTGGACAATGTGCCGACAGTATTGTTCCAGCAGGGGGATGTGCGTGGGTGAGAAGGCGGATGCAGGCTGGTCATTGACCAGTTCCGACCAGACCGCTCGCTCGGCGTCCGTGATGTGCGCAGGCGCGACCAAGCGGCTTTCGCTCGAAATGGACGCAACTAGGGCCGGGGCCAGGACTTCAGCCTCCGACTTCCTGCCACGTGCTCCCATTTCTTTACCTTTCCGATTTAGCTTTTTTCTACGTGTTTATGAAAAAGAAGTTGAGCGGCCGGTCTTGGTTTTTGAGTCCGTCCCCGATTTTGACCAGCCCCCCCCAGTGTCATGCGCCCAGCCCCAGACCTAGCTGACCCATGGAGCGGGCGCCTTTGGCTAGGTTGCAGCGCCTGCATGCACAGGCCACATTGCCCCATGTGTGCGAGCCGCCATCTGCAAGGGTCACGATATGGTCAAGCTCAGGTGCTTGCATCTGACTTGTCCCTCGCAATCCTCGCGGCGTCTTCTCGCCACACAGGTGACACTTCCACCTATCCCTTTCAAACACTTTGATCGGGTCGATGGTCTCAGCTTGGATCGCAACCCTCGCCCTGCGCACCGTCTTGTATCGCTTCTTAGCCGCCCGACGCGCCCTCTTCCAGGAATCGGTCTGCTCGTATCTGGCTCTCGCCTTTCTTGCTCTTGCCTTCTTGCATTCGTCGCCGCAAACCGATTGACGTAGCTCAGCCACAAAGCCGTTGCCACATTCCGGGCATACGCGATGGCGGGTGGCAAGCCATGCCTGTCTCTTCGCCTTAGCTGCGGCTGCTGCCCTTGCCTGCTTTCTCGCTTTCGCGCCCAGGTCCTTAATGGCCATCACCTCACGGGAGACCAAAGACGACCTGGCGAAAGAGCACTCACGAGAGCAGTACTTCCCAGCATCCGACGCGCCACCACGCACTCGCCTGTACTTCTCAGTGAAGCAGTGCTGGCACACAACCAACTTCGGCTTATGCGGTGTGCGCTGCCATTCACGCTTGGGCTTGCACTCAGCACCGCAGTACTTACGGGGGTGGTTGCTCACCTTTCCCGTCTTGGTCAGATTAGGAAAGATTGCAGCCGCGCAACCCAGACACCTATAATTCAACTCAGCCAAGGCCAACTCCTATCGTTGGTTCAAAGCAAGAAGCCCCTGCACCGCGCTAACGGTCAGGGGCTTCGTCATTTCGTACTCTTAGCTCTCTATCGGGTAGCCATCCACCCCGATCTGCACCTTCCGCCGCCCTGACTTCTCGAGCGCCTGCTTGTCTGAATCGTGGTGTGCCTTGCACAATGACTGAAAGGGGCCGTTCCAGAACTTCTCTGGATCGCCCCTGTGCGGCTCGATGTGATCGCACACCTTTGCCTCTGTCACCCTTCCCTCTGCTTGGCACATCACACACAGTGGATGCGCCCGCAGGTGCCGCTCCCGCAGCTTCTGCCAGCGCCAGGTCTTGTACCAAGCGCTCCAGGGTTGGCCGCTCATCTAAGTTTGGATGAACTGATGAGCTCGATACCGGCCTCAGTCAGCCAACCACCACGCAACGATACCCCGTAATCGACTAAGCCGCGAGAGCAGGCCCGCTCCATTGCTCGGAAGCAAACCTTCATGTGTTCGCCGGTATGCTGGTGCAGGATATCGTCAACGTAAACACTGATCTCTCCTGCCTCACGGCGGGATCTCATCTGCGCGAACGCCTCACACACCTGCAGGTCGGTAATGTCTTTAGTGGCCATCGTCAGATCATAGCGGTTGGGAATCGTCCCGCTCGCCGCCTACTGCCTCGCCATCCAGCGTGTATTCCTGCTGGTCTTCTTCGCCTTCATCTGCCAACAATTCAACCAACGTGGTCAGCAGGGATTCGATGCGGTCCATCTGGGTAGGAGCGGGCTGGACACTGCCCATATCCGGCTCTACCACAACGTACAGCTTTCCCTCATGCGTTGATGCGTCAAGCAGCCATGCGCCATCAGGGATGGTGAAAGATTCTCCCACTTCAAGGCGTCTGGCCATTGGGGCGGCTCCAAAGCAAAAAGCCCCGGCATCTGCCGAGGCTTCGTTTCCTATGGACGAGCGCCGTCCACTTGGGTTGATCTTAGTGGGCGCGTACAGCGTATGCAACCCCTCACGCAATCACCTTGATCATGTCTCGCTTGCGCAACATAGGCAGCAATCGGGCCTTGGCTTCCCGGTACCGCTGGTGCTGTTCCTCGGGCGTGCAGCGCGGATTGCGGAATACCTGATTGGGCGCGTCTTTGTTGCGCATGCTGATCCCGACAGCGGCGCGCAGGTCAACCGGCAGCGTGTTCAGGCAAACATCCACCTGTTCAGCTAGGCACCGGTTCAGCTTCGCGTCGGTCTCGTCGTCGTCCCCATAGCCGTCCAGGTCAGAGACCCCGTGAAATCCGGGCGCCACTCGACTATGCCCCAGATGCTCCCGGTGCGCCTTGGCCCAGTGGTACCAGGTCATGAGCAGTTCCTCCAGTTGTTCGCTTTCGTCTTTCGTCATATGTTCCTCGCTGAATAGCTGCTCCAAGCCCTTCTTTGCTTCTTCCTGGCGGCTTAGCCGTGGCGGCTTCCGTCTGATGCCTTCCAGTCGTTCGCAGACCATGGCTGGGTCGCCCATAGCCCACTTGGGGAGAAGTGCTCTCATCCCGTGACCTCTGGGTTGTAGAGCACGCTGCTGCTCATGGAAATCAGGTGAGGCTGATAGCTGGCCCGCTGGGCCGCTTGGCGCATGCGGGCGTCCAGGCTATAGGGCCGGCCGGTTTCCATAAGTTGGCGCCCAGGGACCACCTCGGAAGGTTTGAGCGCCACCCAGGCGCGAATCAGCAGCATCGGATCCGCCGCATCTAGACCCGGTTCAACTTGGCGAATGGCATCCGCTATCCGCGTCGAACAGCGGTTATGTTTGGTTAACTTGACGCCGAACTCTGTCCGCAGACGCTCGATGGCCGCAGCGCGCATTTGCTTGTTCGAATCTTCTACGCTTCTAGGAAGTGCCATATCAGACCTCTTTCACTGTGATGCCATGCCGGGAGAGCATGAGCTTGCGTTTGATGATGTATTCGGGCGTCTTCATGCCCTTGGCGTCTTCAACCACACAGGTATCGCCCTCGAAATACATGAAGTCCGCGATATAGACGACGGGCCGCTCCGCCTTGCCATCAGCGCGTCGCTGGCTGTCTACCAGTGTGAACTTGGGCTGCAATGACAAGTCGCGGATTTGTCCGGCACGTTCCAGTAAGCGCAACTGCGAGTAGCGAGCGGCCTCTCGCTTGCTGTCGAACTCGATTCCATCCTGGGTCGTCTTCCTGTTGCGATATTTGGGCGTTCTCATACCGTCACCTGCGCAACCAAGACGCGGAATGGGCCGCTATTGACGCCTCTATCAAGGCGCTTCTTCAGTTTTCCGCGTTCCCTGTGCGCGCTGAGGATTTCATTTCGCGTCTTTGCGGGATACGGCACACTTAGCCCCGGGCCAATGGCGTATAGAGCGCGGCCACGTCCCCCAACATGGGGACGCGGGGTCCAGTCCGATACTCGGATTTCATGGTGCCGCAGCAGCCTGGCTACGTTCCATCGAACCGTGTCAGGAGACATGCCAAGCGCCTGAGCTATTTCCACCGATGACACGCCTTCATTCTTAGCGATGTGCCTCAGGATCAAGGGCGCGGACGGGCTCCTCTTCAATGCAGTCATTGCGCAACCCTCCGGTACGAGGGCCAATCGAACACCACCATTCGGCCGCCACCCTCACGTAGGCGGTCAATCACGCGCTCACCGATAAACTCGGTCAACGCGTCCTTGGCCAGGTTGCTTAGGAGAATGGTCGGCTTCATGGCCTCATATCGACCATTGATGATCTCGAACAGGTACATCTTTTCCGTCTCGGAGCCGAACTGGACGCCAACCTCATCGAGGACCAGAAGGTCGGGCTGCACCAACGCCCGGATGGCTTCGGCCTCAGTCTGCTCAGACCCCTTCCGAAAAGTCTCTTTGATCGAACGGATAGCTGAGAGAACGGACGTGAACACGGCTACTTTGTCCTTGGCGATGATCTCGTGGCAGATTCCTACGGCGAGGTGCGTTTTCCCGGCACCAACCCCTCCGCAGAAGATCAAGCTGCGTCCGGATTTCTGACATTCCTCGAACTCGTCAGCAAACTGCTGCGCGACCTGCAGTGCTTTGGCAGGGCCTGCAGCATGGGACACGAAGTTCGACAGTCGGCGATCAGCGAACCGGGGCGGGATCGCAGCCTTGCCCAGCAGGTAGTCGGCTCGACGTTGCCGATACTCGCGCATCGTGGCCTCTTGCTGAGCAGCGCGATCCCGCTCTATCTGCTCCTCGGCGCATGTCGGGCAGTGCGGACCACCACCAAGCGTGTAGCCGTCGAAGTCGCCATGCTTCTCGCAGTGGCCCTTGGCCGGAGTCAGGCTAGAAAGTGCCATCTGCTGCAACTCCGGCGTGGTAGTCCTGCAAGCTGAAGTTTCCATGCGCTGATTTCCTCGCGTAAGAAAAGCCTGACGAGGGCTTGGCAGATCGGCTAAGCCAACCCACCACGAATTTGCCCATGCCACGGCGAGTTTTCAGGTTTTGAGGGGAAGCACGCAGCCAGACACGAGCCTTTGCGAGCTCGCCGCGTACATCCACTCCGGGATAGGCAGCACTCCACTCAGCCACCAAGTCTTCAGTGATCTCGAACTCGGAGCCGTCTTTGACCGGAAGAGCAATGACGGGAGGCGGAGTCGGGACAAGTGCGAGCTTGACGCTTTGCTCGCCGCAGGAATCTGCGTTAGCAGATTCATTTTGTTGGTTGTCTTTTGGAAGGTTGTCTTTTGTGTGTCCGAGATTCGGACTATCGACCTGTCCGGATTTCGGACTAGCAGATGCACGGATTTCGTTCACCTGTCCAAGATTCGGACTAGTCCGAGATTCGTTCACCTGTCCGGATTTCGGACTAGCAGATGCACGGATTTCGTTCACCTGTCCAAGATTCGGACTAGTCCGAGATTCGTTCACCTGTCCGGATTTCGGACTAGCGATCCAGCGCGAATAATCCTTGTTTATTCCGACTAACGATCCGTACTTTCCCGGGCGCTTGCTGATAACGCCCATGGCAGCCAATTCATTCAACGCCGTAGTGATGTGCTGGCGTTTCATGTCGCCCAGCAGCATTCCGATTTGAGAGGCAGAAAGGTCGTCTTCCTTCTTGCCGTAGCCATACGTCTTGCGCAGGACCGCTAACAGAACACGCAGCGTGGTCTGCTTGAACGGAAAAGCCATGATCGCCTCGAACAGCTCATTGGCGATCTTGATGTGGCCGTCCTCGACCTGCGGAGACTTCGGCATCGCGTTCACACAACCTCCAACATCCCAGCGGCGGCAAGTGCGCCGTCAGGCACGCCGCTGCCCTGCGACTGAATCTGCTCGATGCACCACACCAGCAGATCCATCTGCTTGCCATAGCGCGTCTCAAACATGGCCTTGTGCGGGTGGACGGCGATAGCCAAGCCGTCGTCTTGGTGGTGACTTCCGCAGAGCGGCAACACCTTCCAATGTGCGTCGGGCTTCGTCCGGCCGTCGATGTGGTGGATCGACACGTAGTCGTTGAAGATTCCGTCCATACGGCACGCAACGCAGCCAATGCGGCTCGCGAGCTGGTCATGGAATGTTTTCTGAGCGGTCGACACCGACGAGCCTTTCATGCCCTTTGACTTCATGGGCTGACTGCGGCGCGCAATGACGCCACGCGATCGAAAGGGTGTACTTCGCTTGAGGGTGGAGTTCCAGGTCATGCTCCCCTCCCGATGGAGGTGGGCGACCACTGGACGCCCTTCTCATCACCCACTGAGTGCGCGAAGTTGATGAGTTCGCTCATCTTGCGAACACCCATCTTGCTAGTCCGGCGCCCGAGCATGACGAACCCGCCGCGGATACCTTCAGCGATACGGTGCTCTTGATCCAGGCTGGCCGTCAGGATGTCTTTCCAATCTTCCGGCGATAGCTTTTCCAACTTGCCATTAATCGACCAATCCACCTGCTTGGACAAATCCGTCAGGATCGACCACAGCAAATCGTTCTGATCAAGGGTGCGAGTGCGCTCCTTGATCTCTACCCGGTAGCCGTCGGGAGCGTTTGCGCAGGCGTAAGCCGCATTGCGGCGCGCTAGCGGGTGGGAGAGGATGAACACCTGGCGTTCCATTAGCCCACCATGCCTTCAACACGCTGGGTGGCTGTCGCGGCAGCCGTTTGCAACGCACGCTTAGCTGCCTTGATCGCCTGCACTTCGCTCGTGTCCACCTTGCCGTCCGCCAGGGCTGAATGGATTGCCTGCATCCACTGACCGTGAGCAACGCCGGTCTCAACAACCGCCTCCAAGACGGACATGTCGCAATCCGAACCTTCCGGGGCCTTAACCAGCAAGAATCCTCGGGCGTGTGCCCATGCCCGGAGCATCCGATCGTCGTCCGTCATATCGACGATTCGCTGTGCCTCGGAGAATGTCAGATGGTGGGTCTCGTTGTTCGGGTTGACCTTGTTGCGCAGCACCGCAGCAGATATGCCGACACGCGGCCCCAGCGATTCACTACCGCCCGCATAGTCGTGGACGGTGTGGTACGCAGCATCTTTTGTGTTCATGGGGACAGACTCCGAACATATTCTTTGGCGCGGCGCACAATTAAGATTCACCGCATGGAACAACTCAAAAACAACAAGCACGCACTACTAGCCGACCGGCAAGGCGGCATCGCTCTTCACGCGCCTTCTGCCCCGGGCGGGCTGCCAAATAGCCAAGCCGTCTATGGGTCTGCACGACTCTTTGGGAACTTCGCCACGAGTGAACTTCTCAACCTCTGCCGCGTAAACGACCGGCATCGGGCGTTCGCCCGAAATCATTTGAGATAGGTACGAACCTGACACGTCGAGATGCTTCGCCAGCTCGGTGAACCGACCTCGTTTCGCCTTCGTGTAAGCCGCTAGGGCTTCAAGTTTTCGCTTTTCCATGCCATCACTTTAGCACTTGCGAAAGTTAAATTCAAGCCTATGCGAAATTAGCTGATGCTAAAGTTTTGGAGCCATGCAGAACCCTATTGCCGCCCTTCGCCGCCGCAACCTCGCGATACTTCTAACGGAGCAATTCGGAGGGTCGCACACCGCCTTTAAACATCGCACAGGGATTTCCCTGTCACAGACGGGCCAATGGCTTGGTGGCGAGCGGAACATGGGAGAGTCCTCTGCTCGAAAGATCGAATCCAAATGCGGTCTCCCGGTTGGCGCACTCGATCAACCAGAGATGGACACGTTGGCCGAAACAAAACGGTCAGAAGAGCGGCTTTCTATTCCTAGGTTTGATACTGGGGGGAAGATGGGGGACGGACTTGAGCTTCGCGACCAGCCTGGGATCATCGAAAGTTTGAAAGTCAGTCCTGAGTGGCTTCAGAAGAACGTAAAAAGCTACTCGGCAGCGACCAACCTAGCCATCGTCACTGGCTTTGGCGACTCTATGCAGCCCATGTACAACCCGGGAGACCCCCTGATCATTGATGTGGGAATCGTTACGGTTGAGTTCGATGCTGTCTATTTTTTTCGCGTCGGCCAAGAGGGGTTCATCAAGAGGCTCCAACGCATCCCAACTGAAGCGGGGATGATCCTCCGTGCCAAATCGGAGAACAAAGAGTATGACTCCTGGGACATTTCGCCTGGAATGGACTTTGAAGTGTTCGGGCGCGTGCTGAAAGTTTGGTGCAGCCGTGACTTTTAATTCGACGACCATGTGACCAAATGAGAAATCTAATTCTTTGTGCTGCCGTCGCCCTCCTCGCTGGCTGCATTAGCGTAGCTCCAGAAGAAAAGGACGCCACCGTGCGTCGTGGCAATGCGCCGGCCAGCGTGGTGGATCTCCAGGCGGCAACCAAAGCACTCACCGTTTACGACGCCACACCAGAAGGCGCTGAAGTGTTGGCCAACGTGTCGGCTATCCGCTGCCACGCAAATCTATACGAGCCCAAACCCACAGAGGAAACCGTGCGGTCCGATCTGCTGATCAATGCATTCGGCAAAGGTGCTAACGGAATAAGCGACATTAAGATCGTCCAGCAGCCGGGAAATCTTGGCTACAACTGCTACTTTCGCTATTTCGGCACCGCGAAGGCTCTGAAGGTGTCTGGGCAATAGCTTTCGGCCTGCCAGCGCGGCTGCGGGACGATGAGGCGGGGCAGTGGGTGCGGTCGTGATGCCCAAGCTCCTGGACGTGCAGTAGAGAGCGCGCAGATGCTAGCCCCGCAGCAGTTTACAAAGGCGAGATTGAGTCAACTATTCCGATAAGAAAAATGGACCAACGTGTACTTCGGCAACACAAACGCGAACCTAAAGTTCTGGCGGACATTCCTACATTCTCGCCGCTGAAAAAAAATACGTTGCCGGGGCAATATCGGCGATTGGGCAGGCCCCGAGCCCATGGCAGCAAGTTGCTGCCAGTGTCCAACTCCCACAGCGTGTTCTTCATCTGGCGCGATGGCGATATCTTCACAGATAGGCACTTCTATGGCTACCTCGTTGACTGCCTTCCTGGTGAAAAGTACCGAACGCTCTTGGAGTTCCATTGGCATCCGAGCCACAAGGGCTTTCACTGTGTCACGCCTTGTGGATCGGACGTAGACTACACTGGGCGGATGTTGACGCATTGCCAGGAATTGAACCTGACCACCCGTCCGCATCTCGACCCTGCCAAGGATGACGATAGACTCGCCCTGATAGAGTTCTTCTGCCAGATCTGCGGCATCCAAATACAGAATAGGAATGATGATCGATCGGGCCTTTTATGGAATTGACCCGCACAATCAAGCAGGCTATCTGCGCATTGTTTGAAGTGCACTCCGATGAAAACGGGGTGCAGCGCATAGTCACGCCTCTAGAATATTCAGGCAGCGGAGACCGTATTGTCGTGCGAGTGCGGCCGGAAGAGCATGGCTTCAGCATCGATGAGAATGGCGAGTCAGCGCTGTACGCGAACATGGCAGACGGCGACGTCGAACTTGAATCTGTCCAGCGTTGGCTCGCAGAGCTGCCAGATCACTCGCCTGTGTCAGCGGACGAAAACGAAATCCTCCGAGCGCACGCACCCGATGAGCGCTTGATCCCAGCTTATATCTTTCGAGTTGCGGAGGCCGCACAGAATTTGTACGCCTTAGCTACGGCGCGGCAGCCGCGGAAGGAAAGCGACTTCAAGATCAAAGTGGCACAAGCGGTAGAGGCTGCCGCCCAAAAAGTTGGGTTCAAATATGGCACTGATGTCGAGTTGCCTATCGCCGGTGAGTTTAAGGCGGACCATGTGATCTACAGCCCTACACCTTTGATCGTAATCGCAGCGAGCGGGATACAGCGTCTTTTGGAGGCCGAGCTAATCCACATGCGCTATCAGCAAGAAAACATGCCGGGCTTTGTCCTCGCCGCAGTTGAAAGCCAACGCGCCGTAGGGACCAAACAATTCGAACGCGCGAACTACTACACGGGGAAGACCGTAAGCTTCAACCCGTTGGATTTCAGCACGTTGATCGCGTCGCAGATACAGTAAAGCTAAGCCACCTTCGGGTGGCTTTCCCTGGAGCGAGGCAATGGACATCGTCATCGTGACATACCGAGCCACCAACGAAGCTTCTTCGTCAAAGATTAGAGCTCGAGCTGTTCCTGGTCAGGGCTGCGACGGTTTGAATGTTGAATGCTCCAAGGCGATGCGCGAGAGCGAGCCAGTAGGCCAGCACTTCCTATTATGGGTAACGCCCGCCAGGCGCCAGAATGGAAAAGCCTTTCTCTATGGCAATCCACGCCAACCGTGGCGGCCGATTTCAGAGTTGGAAGCTCACCGGCATATCCGGGAAATGACGAGCAAGTAGGTTGCAAAAGCCACCTCCGGGTGGATTTTTGTTGAGCGCAGCCCTCTAGCCTTACAATCGGAAAACATTTCAACAGGAGGGATAGAGTGATACCAATAATTGGCTTGATGATGGGCGCCTACATCTTCACCCGTATGGTCGACATGCTCGGCCGTAGCGACGTTTCCATCATTGCAAAGGTGTTCTCCGTGGCGACGATCTTGGTGGTCCTGTTCGGCTGCTTCGTGCTAATGTTCGGAAGTGCGATGCCAAACATTCCGCCGCGGCTTCGATAACAGCAGAACCATGCGGCCCGCCAAGTGCGGGCTTTTTTTCGTCCCTAGCTTTCGCATTTGCTTGACTTTAACTTTCGCTTTAGCTAAAGTGACTTCACGCTATCAAACAGCGCAGCAAGACCCCCACGGACCCTCAGCCAGCAGTCAGGGCATCGCCTCAAGAGGGAGACGTACCGCCACGAAGTCGGATGGGGGAAGGCGAGCACCGTTCTTTAACAACCAGAGATCACGAGCAGCCAGGTCTGGCGCTGGTGTCAGCAACGTCGAAAGCAGCCGCAGGCATGCGTGCTGTGAGGTCATTCGAGCGGGAGTCGGCCCGCACCAAGTAGACGCCCAGTGACGTACACCACGCCGATTCCGGGTCGGAAGAATGTCGGGCATGAATGGCGGCCCGAGCCGGCGCCAGACCTGGATGTTGCGTGATCTCTCAATGCAAAGCGATAGAACAGGCCGATGACCGCAAGGTGGCTAGGCCCAGGGCGCAATCCTCTTCCCCTGACCAAAGACGACGATGCAAGCGCCCTAAAGGCGCCGCTGCATGAGGCTATCCATTCCCTTGGCCGGCAAGTTGCATTGCTGGTCCTGCGGTGGATTGAAGAGGCAGTGCGTGGCTTGGAGCCGATGACCAACTATCCGGAAATTCCAGATGGTTGCGAGGGAACAGCTAAGCCATGCACTGCCCCGGAATTCATCCGTCAGCCCGTTCCATGAGCGATGGCTGACGAATGAACAAAGGAGATGGTCATGTGCACAGTCGTAGCGATTGCAGACGGCGACTTGATAGAAACGGTGGGCGAGTTGGCCGACGCGCTGGGGATCGATGCAAAGGCCTTCAGCGTTGACCCTCGCGAAAACTGCCTTTGCAACGCAGATTTCGCAGCCGCCGCCAAGGCCGCAGGGAAGCTTGTGCGTCGTGCAGATACCGATGAGGGCTTCCCCTGGCCGGAATACATATTTGAGTGATCAGCCTGCGCCGTGACAGGACGCAGACAAATGAACACACCTAACAACCCGATCCCCGGGGCAATTTCAAGGAACGCACATGAGCAATGCATTCATAGTTGGCCAGTACGCCGAGGGCCAGGGCGGGATCTACATCGGCAAGACCGCGCAGGGGCGTCACCTGTTCGCCGCGGCAGAGCTGCTGGACGGCGAGTTCGAATTTGGCGGCTACGGCGATGAGCTGGAAGGCTATTCCGACCTGGACGGTGCCGAGAACACCCGCAAGCTGCTCGAGCGCGGTGGCCATCCTGCCGCCCTGGCCGCGTCCGAATACTCCGCCGACGGCCACACCGATTTCTACCTGCCCTCCCATCGCGAAGCGCTGCTGCTGTTGGCAGCCGAAGGGTTCAGCGAAGACGTTGGCGATGTGTGGACCTCGACGCCCTACGGCTCCGGCAACGCCTGGGCGGTGGGTTTCGAGGACGGCAGCGTCTTCCGCTGGACCCGCGGCCACGAGTTCCGGGTTCGTCCCGTCCGCAGATTTATCCCTTAATCAATTCAACCCTTTGCCAGCCGCAGGCTGGCGCTGCAGGAGGGCGACATGGGCAGTCGATTCAGCTTCAGCCCTCCCCGGGAAATCTACGATGAGAAGTATGGGGAGGTGGTCAAGGGAATTGAGGGTGATCTGTTCACCCACCGGCAGGCTGTCATAGAGGCGTTTGAGCAGGAATTCCCGGATCCGGATGCGGAGATGCTGGCGTTCATCGCTGGCAACGCGGATCAGCAGGAAAAGATCCTCGAACTCGCCGCCTCAGGGATTCTCGGCCGCGAGTGCCGCGACCAGATGACGCTGGCTATTGCCCACGTCGCCCACCACCGAACTATGCAACATGTCCGCGGCTACTGGCCGCAATGGAGCGGCGATTGATCCTTCTTAACTCCATCCTGCACCTTCTGCGCGACCGCGACGCCCGCCTGTCCGCTTTCACCGTCGCCGGCGTGCTGACCGCCCTAGTATTCGGCTACGGCGAAGTCCAGCAGCGCGACGAACAAGCCCAATCCACCCTCACCGCCTGCGAAGGCTGCGGCAAGACAGCAGTCGCCGCGAAGGACTGACATGACCGAAGCAACCCAACTTGCCGAGCTGCCGCCGGCGGAAACCGCGCTGGACGTCTACTCCAAGCCCGGCGGTCTGGATCCCTGGCTTGAAAAGATCCGCGCCGAAGTGACCGGCCAAGCGCCGGACCTGACTACCAAGAAGGGACGCGACGCGATCGCCAGCCGGGCCCATAAGGTCGGAAAGGCCAAAGTCGCGCTGGACGATATAGGCAAGGAGTTGGTCGCCAAGCTGAAGGATGTGCCCAAGAAGATCGACGCGGAGCGCAAGCGCATGCGGGATCTACTGGATGCCCTGAAGGAAGAGGTCCGGGCGCCGCTCACTGCCTGGGAGCAGGCCGAGAACGACCGCGTGCAGCGCCACAAGGACGCCATTGAGGGCATCGACGCTTTGGTGATCGACTGTGGCGGGCCGGCGGAATCGATTCGAGCCGCCATCTCAGCGGTCGAGGCCATCGCCATCGGTCCCGAGTGGGAAGAGTTCGAACCGGAGGCCGCTCGAACGAAAGACAAAGCGTTGACCAACCTGCGCGATCGCCTCGCCGCCCGCGTGAAATACGACGCGGAACAGGCCGAACTGGCCCGCCTGCGCGCCGCCGAGGCAGAGCGCGCGCAGAAGGACCGCGAAGAGCGCATCGCCCGCGAAGCAGAGGAAATGGTCCGACGTGAGGCAGCGGCTGCAGCCCTGGCCGAGCGCGACGCGGCCGCGCACCGTGAAGCCGAAGCCCGAGAAGCTGCGGACAAGGCCCGCCTGGAAGCCGAACTTGCCGATCAGCGCCGCATCGCCGCCGAACGACAGGCGGAGATCGACCGCGCGGCCGCGGCGGAGCGTGAGCGCCTGGCGGCTGAGCAGGCCGAGCGGGACCGAATCCAGGCAGCCGAGGACGCGCGCCAAGCCGAAATCAAGCGCCAGGCGGACGCCAAGGCAGCAGAGGAAGCCGAAGCCGCCCGCCGTGAAGCCGACAAGGCCCACAAGGGCAAGGTCAACCGCGCCGCCCTGGATGCGTTCGTCGCCGGCGGCATGACCGAGGACTGCGCCAAGCAAGCGATCACGCTGATCGCCAAGGGCATGATCCCCAACATCCGAATCACTTACTGAGGACGACATGACCGAAGTTATCGACGCCCCGGCCCGCACAGTGGCCATGCAACCCGAGCCGGCCGCCGGCCAAGTGGCCGTTCTCGCCGCCAATTCGCCCATGGGCATGATGATGGCCGCAGTTCAACAGGGCATCCCCCTGGATCAGATCAAGGAAATGATGGCGATCCAGCGCGAGTGGGAAGCAGGCGAGGCGCGCAAGGCATTCAACGACGCCTTCGCCGCCTTCAAGTCCGAGGCGGTGGAGATCATCAAGCGCAAGCAGGTCGAATTCAAGACCGACCGCGGCACCACCAGCTACAAGCACGCCGAGCTGTCCGATGTGGTCACGGCCGTGGGCCCTGCCCTGTCCAAGCACGGCTTCGCCTGGGGCTGGGACGTCGAACAGAAAGATGGCCGGATCCACGTCACCTGCACGTTGGTGCACCGCTTGGGCCACGAGAAGTCCGTCACTTTGAGCGCGCCGCCAGACGAAAGCGGGAAGAAGAACACGATCCAGGCGATCGCGTCGACGACCACTTACCTTGAGCGCCACACGCTGAAGGCGGTCTGCGGCATCTCCGAAAAGGGCGACGACAACGACGGCGCCGGCGCTGATGACGCAGCTTTCGAGCTGCGGGACGAATGGATCAGCAAGCTTGCGCAGGCCGAAACTCTGGAAGCGGCTGCTGACATCTGGCAGGCGGGCTGCAAAGCAATCGAACAGACCAATAACCTCGCGGCCTTTGCAGCTTTCAAGCAGGCCTATGGCGACAAACGCAACATGCTCAAGCAGGAGGCCAAGTAATGGACCCGATCATCCACACCGCCCCGCAAGGGTCTCAGGAATGGCTGGACTCCCGCCGCGGCGTCATAACCGGCAGCCGTTTCAAGGACGCACGGTCCAGGCTGAAAGCCGGGGGGCCGTCGAAAGACTGCCTCAAGTACGCGATGGATGTTGCGCGCGAACGTGTCGGCGGCCGGGCACCGGAAGTCTTCGCGAACGCAGCTATGCGTACCGGCACGGAGCAGGAGCCTTTTGCGCGGGCTGCCTACGAAGCGAAGACGGGCAACTTTGTCGATGAGGCGGGATTCATTACCACGGGCGACGGCCTGTTTGGCGTGAGCGTGGACGGCCTCGTCGACGACGACGGAATCATCGAAATCAAAACGATGGTTTCGTCCGACACTCTGTTCACGGCCGTAGTCGATGGCGATATCAGCGCGTACACCGACCAATGCAACGGCGCAATGTGGTTGCTAGGGCGCAAATGGGTAGACCTCGTTTTGTGGGCGCCCGACCTGGAACCTATCGGCCGGCATCTCACGATCATCCGGATCGAGCGCGATGATGATGCCATCGAAGAACTGGAGGGCGATCTGATGGCGTTTGAACGCATGGTCAGCAAGTACGAAAACCTGCTCAAGAAGGAGGCGGCGTAATGGCGGATTGGGCAGAAAGATTCTGGTCGAAGGTAGCCCGGGCGGGGCCGGATGAGTGTTGGCTTTGGAAGGGCGCAAGGCACCCAAAGGGGTATGGAGAGTTCCGCTCTCCGCCCGGACTTACCAAGATCGCACACCGAGTGGCATTCATCCTAAGCCGCGGGGACATTCCGCCAGGTCTGTTGATTTGCCACTCGTGCGACAACCCGCCCTGCTGCAACCCCAGGCACCTCTTTGCTGGTACCGCCAAAGAGAACTCGCTGGACATGGTCAGCAAAGGCCGCTCGCCACGCGGTGAGCGCCAAGGCCACACCCGCATGACGGAGCGCGAAGTGCGAGCTATACGACGGCTCAATGATCTAGCTGTGCGGCAAAAGGACTTGGCAGAAGCCTTCGGGGTGCCTCAGCAGACCATGAGCGCCATCATCAAACGGAAGAACTGGAAATACGTATGAGCAATGACCTTAACCGCTGCGAATTCATTGGCAGACTTGGCAAAGACCCCGACGTGCGGTATTCGCCAGATGGTGCAGCAGTCTGCAACTTTTCCTTGGCTGTGGGCTGGAAAACCAAGGAGAAGGAGGGCGTGGAATGGGTCCGCGTCGTTGCCTTCGGGAAGTTGGGTGAGATCTGCGGCGAGTACCTGACCAAGGGCAAGCAGATCTTCGTTTCCGGCCGGATGACGACACGGAAATGGTCCGATAAGGACACCGGTGCTGACCGCTACAGCACCGAAATCGTCGCTGACCAGATGCAGATGCTGGGCGGCCGCGAAGAGAGCGGTGGCCACGACGACGCGCCGCGCCAGCAGCGCACTGCTCCAGCGCAACGCCCGGCCCCTCAACAACGGGCAGCCCAGCAGCAATCTACCCCTGCCGCCAATCTCGCGGACATGGACGACGACATCCCTTTTGATTGAGGGCGCAGGAACTCGAACGCCGAAAGGCTTCCTGCGCCCCACGGTAAGTTCCACCGCCGCATCCGCGGCAAACTCCCAAGGAAAACCATGAACGACACGATCCAGTTGGATCTGGGCGGCGGTTCGCGCCTGGAGGTTCCTGCACGCATCGCGCTTGACGCGCTCCTCGAGCGCCTGAGTTCCACACCCTCCCGACTGTCCCGCCCCGCGTTGATCGGCGCTTCGCTGCCCGGCCAAGGCGGTATCTACGCTGGCGACATCCTAGGCGACGACGGCACTGTCTACGGACTGGTCGTGGCCGAGGATGACCTGCAGGGCAAGTATTTGTGGAGCCCGGACGAAGGCGAGATTCAAGCAAGTAGCTGGGATGGCCTGGTGAACACCAATACCCTGCTCGGCCGGTCCGGCAGCCACCCGGCAGCGCGTGCCGCCAAGGCCTATAGCGCAGACGGCCACGCCGACTTTTATCTGCCTTCCAAGCGGGAACTGCAGATCATCGCGGCAAATCTGCTCCACCTGTTCAAGAAGGAGGTCTATTGGACCTCGACGCCCTACGGCTCCTTCTACGCCTGGGCGGTGCGTTTCGAGGGCGGCGGCGTCTCCAACTGGACCCGCCTCAACGAGTTCCGGGTTCGTCCCGTCCGCAGATTCACCTATTGATCCATTTACCCCTTAAGCGGGCGCAGCCCGCAGGAGACTTGCATGACCGCAACCGCAACCAGCACCCCCTCCATCGGGCAGGAATGGCCCGAGCAGGGCGGCGTCTTCATCGGGTCGCGCCTCATCGACGGCGTGACCCATCACATCATCATTCCCGGCGGCTCTGAATTCGACCTGGTAGACGTCGAATTCAAGGACCTCGATTCGGCCGTGGCCGGACGCGGTGAGGTCAACGGCCATGGCGATTGGCACGCCCCTGACCAGAAAGACATGATGCTGGCCTACATCAACGTGCCGGACCTGTTCGATAAGGACGACTGGTACTGGACGAACAAGCCCTACGGCTCCCTCAGCGCCTGGGCGGTGAATTTCGAGGACGGCGGCGTCGACGTCTGGCTCCGCGACGACGAGTTCCGGGTTCGTCCCGTCCGCAGCATCATCGCTTCATCCCTTTAACCCTTTGCGGGCGTAGCCCGCCGATGCCATGGCCCTGCACACTGGGCCTAGGAGGATTTTCATGGACGTTGTATGGAAGCCTATACCTGGGTTCCCTCGGTACTCAGCCAGCAACACAGGCCTGGTGCGCAGCGAAAAGCGGCTGGTTTCAACATTCCCAGACCGCAAGGGTTATCTGAAGGTCAAGGTGGCACAGGACGACGGACGGCGTGTCGGGCGCCTTGTGCACCGGCTTGTTGCCCTGGCCCATCTTGGCGATATTCCGGATGGCCTGGTCGTATGCCACATCAACGGCAATAAAACCGACAACGCGGCATCCAACCTGCGCATATCGACTGCCTCGGAGAACGAATTCGATAAGCGCAGTCACGGCACCGCGCCTGTTGGGTCGAATCATCCGCGCAGCAAACTGACTGAAGCTGAGGTCCTCGAAATTCGCGCTATGCACGCCAAGCGCACGCCTGGGCGAAGCGCAGCAGCCCTTGGAAGGAAGTACGGCGTCTCCGGCGATACCGTCTGGCGCATCGTCCATCGCGAGCTCTGGGCGCATATCTAGCCGCCTGCCCCCCAGCATCACCCACCTGTATCCCCGCAAAGCTGGCGGGGCAGCCCTTCTATTGCCCAGGAGATTCCAAATGGATACGGATAAGCACATGCCCACCGACCTAGACGACGAATCGTCGGACCGACTCCTGGGATACGGGATTGTCGGAGCTATCTCTGGGCTGCTGATTCTCTGCGCCATCGCGAGCATGGCGTTCAACCAATTTCTGAGGTGACGACATGACCGAATTCGAAATCAAGCACGGCCTTTCCCAAGATGCGCCCGGGGCGCTGGAGCCGATAGAACTGGTTGCATCCCCCGTATCCACGGTGGAGCAGGACGAGCGCAGCGCGACTCACGGCATGACCCTGGGCGAGCGTATCGCTCACGTCGGCGGCCGCACGAATGCGCAGGGCTATACCGAATTTGGTAGCCCCATGGCAGTCAACGCCCTGATCCAGCACGTGCTGCGCGACATCGACCGCACGCACCAGGACGACGACGGCGCGTACCAGGCCCGCTATCGGCTGCCCGGCGGCCAGTGGTCGAGCTGGGGCCATGTGGTGTGCGGCGTGAAAGGCCATGAGCAGGAACTGCGCTACCTCCCCGACGGGCGCCGCCCCGCTCCCGCTGCTGGCGATGCGCGGCCGATCGCGCTGCCCGACAAGATGCCTCCGTTTGAAGGTGCTGGCGACGAATACCCCAGCAACGAATCGTATCAGGAGGGCTACACCGAAGGCTGGAACGACGCAATCGACGCCGTCATTGCCGCCCAGCAGGGCAAAGGGGGTGCGGAATGCTGAACCCACAGCTCGTTCTTGGGCTAAGCGCCAAGCTGATCGTGGACATTTTCGCTGGCGGCGGCGGCTGGTCCACCGCGTATGAACATG